GCCACGTGGATACCTTCTCAAGGTTGTTGAAGAGGCTTGACAAACAACAAGTCTAATTCAAAGGGATAAAGCCAACCATGGCTAATGCAACTGTAAGTAGACAAGGCGCTATCAATGGCGCAGTAGCGGACAAGGCGGAACAAGAAGCTCTCTTTCTGAAAATCTTTGGTGGCGAGATTCTGGCCGCCTTCGAACAGAAGACCATCATGATGGACAAACACACCGTCCGTTCCATCGAGCATGGCAAGTCCGTGAGCTTCCCCGCAACGGGTAGGATTTCCAGTGCGTACCACGTCCCCGGCACCGAGCTGGTGGGTACGGTAGTTCTGGCCAATGAAAGAGTCATCACCATTGATGGCCTCTTGGTGGCCCAGGCGTTCGTTGCAGACATCGACGATGCCATGAACCACTACGATGTTTCCAGCATTTACAGCACCGAGATGGGCAGACAGCTTGCCTCCGTGTGGGATCAGAACGTGCTCTGCGAGCTGATCCTTGGTGCTCGTGCTGCTGCGACTGTGACCGGGCTCGACGGTGGAACCGCTATCATTGACGCCGACTTTGGCTCTGCCACGCTGGCCACTCAGGCGGCTGCTATCGGCAAGGGGCTGTATGCTGCGGCTCAGGCAATGGATGAGAAGAACGTTCCTGATGAGGGCCGGTATGCTGCGTTCAAGCCTGCCGAGTACTACAACTTGGTGCAGGCCGTACAGACCGGGGGCTTCTCCGTCATCAATTCGCTCTATGGTACGGCTGGGAGCTACTCCGATGGTAAGGTGACCAGGATTGCCGGGATTGAGATCCTCAAGACCAACAACCTCCCTGTCACGGACCTCTCTGCGAAGACCTTCCACGGCGTCAATGCCGCAACCACGAAAGGCGTAGTGTGGACCAAGGAGGCAGTTGGTACGGTCAAGCTGATGGACCTCTCTGTCAGGGCTGACTATGACCCTCGCCGGATTGGTACGCTTCTGGTGGCCAAGTACGCGATTGGTCACGGCTACTTGAGACCCGAGTGTTGCGTTGAACTGAAGACCGCCTAAACCAAAAGGGGAAGTGTATCCGGTAACTTAGGGTATGCTTCCCCTTTTTTTGCTGAAGGATTACAAATGTCCGATCTGCAATACAAAAACACCAACTATGTTCCCGGCACTGAGATTGTGTTCGATGCTCCCGTGTCTGTGCAGCTTGGTAAGATTTCCTTGGAGCTTCGCACCACTGCAACAGTGGGTAATCGGCAGATGGCCCTTGAGGTGCGCGCCAGTTCCAAGGCCATCTTTGCCCTGCTGAACCAGATCAAGGCCAAGTTCTATGCCTTGCTTGCTAAATTGGACGCCGACACGGGCGTGACCTCCACAGCCTTTGCTGCAATCCGGGCTGTTGTCCCTGCTGACGCTACCAGCTTGGCAACTGGCTACACACTGGCCAATGCCATTAAGGCCGATCACAATGCCGTGCTGACAATCCTCAACGGTGACACTGGTGTGACGGATACCAACTATGTGGCTACCATGGCCGTTGCGGCGGCTGATGCCACTACCCAGCTCACACTTGCAACCTTGGTCAACGAACTCCGCGCACAGTTTGATGCGCTGCTGGCCAAGCTGGATGCCGACATACTGGTCAACTCGACAGACTATCGCCCCACGCTCACCCCTACCCTTGCGGCCCTCACAACGGCCATCACTACCAATGCCTCCGCTGTGGTTGCAGCCAGCAAGACCATGCTCCTCAGTTTCGCACCCAACACGGCAGATGGCACGGTGGCAAACAGATCCATCCACACCAATCTTGCAGCCGGGGCAGTCACCATTCGCCCGACTGAATCCCTTTATATCTATGACAGAACCAATGTGGCTGCGCTTGACAGGCTCACGGTCACGGTGGAGGCACGGAGAAACTAAATGATGATGCCCATGACCGAGCTTGAAGCTGTAAACGAAATGCTCAGGCTGATTGGAGAACTTCCGGTCAGCGATGTGAATGACTCCGGAGTGGATGAGGCAGCCAGAGCCCGTGACCTACTCAGGACTGTATCAAGAGATGTGCAAGGTCATGGGCTCCACTGCAACACCGAGGAAGGCTATCCCCTCAACTTGGATTCACAGGGGTTTATCAACGTGCCCGCCAATGCACAGGTACAGTGTGACAGTTACAGGTGGATGGACATCACACAGCGCGGCACACGGATCTACAATAAGGAGCAGCACACCTACATCTTTACCCAGCCTTTGAAGGTGGACATTGTGTTCTTCCTCCCATTTGAAGAGCTTCCCCAGGATGCTCGACAGTACATCGCCGTGAGAGCTGGCCGGATGTTCATCAGGACTGAGAACGGTTCGGATGGTGAGAACGGCATGGCTGCTGAAGATGAAAGTAAGGCATTGGTGGAACTCCGGGCAAACGAAGAGATTAGGTGGAAGAACAACATGGGGCGCAACAGATACAACTATCCCCGCGCCTATCCCTTGGGGCAGCTCTAATGAAAGTCAGCAGAACAAACACAGCCCTGCACAACGGTGTATCCCAGCAACCCCCATCACTGAGGCTTGAGTCTCAATGCGAGGTGGAAGAAAACTGCATGTCCACCCTGGTAGACGGGACGTTCAGGAGATACCCCACCGAGTTCGTAGCCAAGCTGAACAGCGGCGCGGCAGCGGGTTGCCTCCTACACACCATCAACAGGGATGCAACGGAACAATATCAAGTCATCTTCACCGGGAGTGCCACAGAGCCTATCGAGGTGTTCACCATCACTGGAACTAAGAAGGTGGTCAAGTATGGTAGGCTGACGGATGACCTTACCTTTACCGAAGACAACGCAATCAAGACTTACCTTGGGCTGTCCGGTGGCCTCCCCTCAGAGCACCTCAGAGCTGTGACCATATCTGATTACACACTGGTGCTGAATAACCTTAAAGTGGTGGCCAACGATGCCACAGAGGTTGCTGAACCCCTTCAGAACGTTGCTATGGTGTACGTCAAGAGTGCCATTAACTCAGCGGGCTACACCATAGCTGTGAATGGAATCAGTTACACTTACACTGCTGGTGCCACTGGAGTAATATCCACAGATAGTATAGCAGCGTATCTCTCGATAGGTATTGACAACGCTGTTCCTAACTTGACCGTAAGGCGTAAGGGCAATGTGGTCTTGATGTACTTCCCGGACAACAGAGAGTTTGCCCTTTCTACAACTGATAGTTATGGTGATAACGCACTCATCCCCATCAAAGGGGAAGTGTCGGCTTACACCAAGCTGCCTCCTACGGCATTCGGTGAAGAACTGGTGCTACTCAATGGTGGGGCACATAAGTTCACCGTGAGTGCAACCACACCGGAAGAGTACTTTGTCGAGCTGTTGGCTGGGGGCAGTCCTTCACTAGGTAATCCCGACTACATCAAGATAGGTGCTACCAAGCTCACCACACAGGGTGTCAAGGACTCGCTTGAGGTCAACACGTGGGCTTACGATGCAGTCAACAAGACGGTCTATCTGAGAGTTGAGGGTGATGTTGACCCCGACACTGTTGCAGACCCCATCCAGTGGGCACAGGACGACTCTCAGAGTATGCGGGTTAAGATAGTTCAGAATGCTCAAGGTCAGTCCATAGGTTACTACGTGAAGTACGAAAATGGGAACTGGACTGAAACCCGTGGATGGGGATTGAAGAACAAAGTTGATCCTTTGACCATGCCTCACAGGTTGGTGCGTATGGCTGACGGTTCGTTCGTCTTCGCCCCCTGCCTGTGGGATGAGCGAAAGGTAGGGGATGAGGACACTTGTCCAACTCCCAGCTTCTTCGGCCAGCAGATTAGCAACTTGGTCTTCCACCGTAACCGGCTGGGCTTCCTGTCCAAGGACGCACCATTCTTCACCAGGGCTGGGGAGTATTTCAAGCTGTGGCCACAGACGGCCATGGAGGTGCTTGATGATGACCCGATTGATGTGCAAGCCAACACCACACAGGTGACCACGTTCCGGGAGGCCATCCCGTTCAACAGAAACTTGTTGCTCAGGTCCGATGCGGGGCAGTTCATCTTACATTCCGGTGATGCTCCTCTAACGCCCAAGTCTGTGGTCATCGACCCCACCACCACATTCGGGACCATTCCAGGGGCAGTGTCGGCCTCAGTGGGAAGCAATGCTTACTTCGCATGCCCCAACGGCAACTACCTGAGTGTCCGTGAGTACTTCGTACAGCCTAACAGCAGTGTGGACGATGCTGCGGATGTGACAGTCCACCTGCCCCACTACATCCCCACCGGCAACATTCAGCTCTTGGGGTGCTCCGCTCTCGACCTGATGTTCGGGTTCAATCCCTCAGATCCACGGTCTGTCTACGCTTACAAGTACTTTTGGGCTGGGGATCAGAAGGCCCAGTCAGCTTGGATGAAATGGAGCTTCAATCATAACATCCTTGGGGCCTCCCTGTTGGACAGCTCCCTGTATCTCCTCTTGCTGAAGGGCACGGATGTGTGTCTGGAGCGGATCAAACTGGCTCAGGACTTCACCACGGGGCTCGACTTCAAGGTGCGCCTCGATGGCCTTGTGAGTGTCGCGGGAGTCCACAGCGCCGGGGTCACAACCTGGACCCTTCCGTATACCGACAGCTCGACAGCTTACCAAGTGATTGACTGTGCTTCAGGCTTGCGGATACCCGACACCTCCAAGATTGATGCAACACACATCATCGCAGAGGGCGACTATTCAGAATCCACAGTGGCCATCGGTAGGACTTACAAGTCCACTTGGGAGCCTAGCACTTGGTTCTTGAGGGATGCTAAGGGTAACGCCATGGTGGACGGCGCGCTGAAGCATAAGCGTGTGATGTTCACTTTCGACAAATCAGGGTACTTCGAGATTCATGTTATACCGAAAGGCAGGGCAACAATAGTTAACCGATGGCGTTCCTTGCAAGCTGGTCTGTCACTCGCTGGTGTTGCTTCCCTACAAAAGGGTAACATGTCTGTATCGGCGCTTGGTAGAAACGATAATATCAGGATACAGATAGTGTCTGAATCACATCTACCCTTCTACATCACAGGAGTCACTAACACTGGAGTCTACACTATTCAATCAAAGTCCGTCTAACCAATACGTCAGGGAAGTAACGGAAGAGGATCTAAAGGAGATTGGCGGCACCTTCAAACTGAGAAAGATAGACTTGATAGAGGGCGCCGCCCTCACCGGAGCCAATCCGTATGACGCACTCGTGTCCACCTTGACACACAGCGCCACAGTGCGCGCCCTCCGCTTCCCGGACCTCCGGGGATTCTGCGGAATAGTCCAACTGGATCAGCACGTGGCCTGCCCCTGGATGGTGGCGAATGACAGGTTAGTGGAATCCAGCAGGACCGTGCTCCGGTATTCCCTCTACACAGTCAATGCGCTCTGTGCGCCTTACGCCGAGGTCTACAACTGGGTGGCAGCGCAGAACATACAGTCGATCCGCTGGCTGGAGTGGTTGGGCTTCACTGTGGAGCCTGAGCCCGTATTCTTCTGTGACCCTCTAGTTCCCTTCCACTTGTTCCACAGGAGTAGCAGTCTATGTGCTTCGTAGCAGCACCCATGCTGTTGGCTGGGATGTCTGCTGCGTTAGGTGTGGGGAAAGCCATCATGGACATTCGCCAGACCAACCAGCAGGCCGGTGCCACAGCGGAAGCGGCAAATAAAGCAGTAGCTATTGATTATCAAATCCTCGCCAGGAGACAGAGCGAGATCAACGAACAGCACGCCTCAGAGGCCATGGAGCGCCAAAGAGTTGGGCTCAAGGAGCGCAGCAAGATTCAGGTGGCCATGGGTGAATCCGGTGTGCTTGGCAATTCGCCTCTCAGAGAGATCAACGATTCATTCTTGCAGGCGGGTTACGACACCTCCCGCATAGAGCAGAACCGAGAGATTAACATCAACCGGACTCAAGACATGGCGTTGCAGTCGTACAGCCAAGCTCAAGGCCGAGTCAATCAAGCCAAGGCTTCCGCTGTCAACCCGTTCCTGTCCATCCTGAAGATAGGTATGGCTGGAGCTAGCGGGTACATGCAAGGCGCTGCCGCTGGTAACACTCTATTCCCCGGTGGGAGTTCAGGCGGCTTTGACTTCACCGGATCAAGTTCAGCCCTCAACCGTTTGAAACTCTCTGACGGCCTGAGTTAAAGGAGCACTATGCCTGAGTTCGCACCAGATAAACTAGGGGGCCGCAAGCCGATAGACCCTAGAGACACTTACAGGTACTCCACAGTCAAAGCCGATGTGGAGGCCAAACCGATTGACGCCTATGTTGCGCCCGGTGCCAACTCCCTCCAATCTATCCTGTCAGTGATTGGTGGGGGTCAGGATCTTCTGAAGTCCTACGAGCAATACAAGCAGACCGAGAATGTGAAGGACACGGAGCAGGCGGCGGCGGACACGGCACGGGGCCTTCCCCAGCAAGAGGATGCTTCCCGAGCGTACATCCGAAAGTATGAGGAATTGCAGGGGCGCGCCGAAGTGGGGAAGTTCCACGGGGAAGCTCTTGAGTACCTCATGAAGAACCGGGACTTGCCCCGCGAAGAGTTCGACAAGGGGTTCTACGACATCCAGCGGAAGTACACCTTGGGGCCGAGTGACAACGCCCTACGTGGATTCGCTCCTGGTGCTCTGGAGGTTGAGAGCGCCATCAGGACTGGGTACGCAGACCACCAAGCTAAGAAGGTCCAAGAGACAATCCATCAGAATATGTCCGTGGAACTTCGGGACCAGTTCAATGCCGCTGACGCTCAAGCTCAGAGTGTGGCACAGGCCAACGCACCCAAGCCGGTGTATGACGCACGGCCTGTCAAAGCTCCGCTGGTGGATGGGGAAGGGGCACCTTCACAGTCCAACAACTTGGGGAACATCCGTGCCAGCAAGACCAGCTTCAGGGCGTACAGCAAACCGGAGCAAGGTGCTGCTGACGCCACGTCCTTGCTGAGAAGGGCTTACAGTGGCCTGACCCTCACACAGATAGGTAACAAATGGGCTCCGCCGTCCGATAACAACAACACCCCCGCATGGATCAACACGGTTTCCACCACATCCGGACTTGCTCCTGGTGAAGTGCCCAACCTGAATGACCCCGAAGTGGTGACCAAGCTGTTGACCGGCATTGCCAAGGCTGAGAAGAGTGCCAAGGATCTGCAACGGTTCACCCCCGAGGTAATCAGGGCGGGAGTTGAATCAGCTCTCTCAGGTAAGCCTATCGGGACCAACCCTCTGGCTGGGCCTCAGATTGACTATGGTGCTCTGGCCGAGAAGAAACGGCAGATTGTCTCTGATACGATGGCTAAGTATCCCGAGCTGTCCGACCGCAAGAGGATCGGATTGACGGCCATCACCACGGCCTATCAGCAGGGCCTTGCGAATCATGACCCCCATGCCATGGACTTCGCCTTTCTCCCGGATCAGTCCGGCGTAACCATAGCCAGCTCTATGGATGACCAGACAGCGGCGCGGTTGACCGAGATGAAGCACAGCTTGATGCAGGATGCCGATGCTTACGGGCAGAGAGCAAAGCGTGACTTGGAGTACAACCGTAAGGAAGCTGAACGGTCCACCCTCACGGCACTGAATCAGATAGACCTTCAAGATATGCCCGCCAGCGAGAAGGGCGCGGCTAAGATGGCGCTCCTGACTGAAGCTATGAGCAACGATAGAATATCCCCGGATACGGGTAAGGTGGTCTATGACCTAGCCAAGAGGCAGGCAGCGGGCAACTATGCCGAAGTGGCAGACCAGTCCATTGTCCAAGGTCTGTTCATGGACAAGGAGCTTGGCCTCTCCAATCCCGTGGAGATGCTCAAGAGGGTCAACTACTTGGCCGCCAATGGCTTCCTTGATGAGAAGCATACCAAATACTTCATGGAACAGTTTGGTGATAGAGCGGGGAAGATTCGCTCCGTGGATAAGACACGGGACGATGAAGAGTTGAAGCAGACGTTCAACAGTGGGCTTAGGTTGTTTGAGCCTATGTCTGACAACCTGTATGGAGGCAACGGGCTTAGTCCTGAAGATAAGCAACTTGCTATTCAAGAGCAGCTCACCTTTAAGCAGAACTTCTACCAAGGGGTTAGAGAGTGGCGCAGTGAGTATGCCAAGAGCAATCCGAATGCCGACCCGGATGTTACACCTACGGGTTCAGCCTTGAGGAAGGTCTTTGATGATGCTGTGAAGCAGACCAAGGCTTACAGCCCCAAGGCATTGGTGGAACAAAGGAAGGCCATGGAACAAGCTCTTGCTGAGAAAGAGAAGCTCAAGAATGCTCCGTACAGTAAAGTACCAGTGAAGGAACCTAACTGGTGGGTTGATCCTCACTTTGAACAGCCCAAGTCCCTGATAGATTCGCCCCAGTTGGCTGAAGTGAAGGCCAAGCGTGAGGCTGTGCTTATGAAAGCCTTGGACGAAGCGGGTAAGCAGTCTACTGATCCAGGCCCTATGGATAGAGTCAAAGCAGCTATCATAGAATTTCTAGCAGGTGCTCATGAGTCTGCTGTTGACATAACCAACACTCTATCAAGTCCTAGCCCGTCTGAGCTTGCTACCAGAATAACCAAGCCCAGCCGTAAAGGTACGCTTACTCCTAAACAGGTAGCGGATCAAGAGGCTTATAGACAATTCAACCAAAGTCAAGGAAGGTAATAAATGGCTGATGAGACTCAGTTTAACCAAGAGCTGAACAATGCAACCGTGGCTGAGTCCATCCCCCAGCCCGAGATAACCAGAGAGCGTATTCAATCAATCATCCAATCCAACTTCTTGGACCTCACCAAAGAGCAGGGGGAGTATGCTTACAGCAAGGGTATGCTCACCCCTGAGCAGGCCCATGACCACGCCGACTATCTCACCAACCCGGTGAACTATCACTTCAGGGATGCCTTCCGGGGTGTGGGGCGAGGTGTCAGGAATGCAGCGGATGAGCTGATGCAGACCGGGCAGAGCCTCTACAAGTGGGCGACCGGCTCAGAGTTCCAGTCGGTACATCTCCCGGAGATGGTTCAGAAGCCCAACACTGCAATCGGTGGCTTGACTGAGGGGCTCTCACAGTTCGCCACAGCGTTCATCCCCTACATGGGCATGGCCGGGAAGGTGGCCAAAGTGGGTAAGCTGGCCACGCTAGCGGAAGCCTCTCCCAAGATTGCTGAGTTTGTGAAGATGACGGTTGCGGGTATGGCTACCGATGCCACAGCGTTTGACCCCTACCAAGGTGGTCTGTCCAACTTTATCCAAGACAACCCATCCCTGAGCAACCCCATCACGGAGTTTCTCAAGGCTGATCCCAGCAGGCCCGAGGGATTTGCAAGGCTCACCAAAGCCATCGAAGGGGCAATCACCGGCACGGCTGCTGAGGGCCTCTTGCTGGCTCTGAGGTTCACCAAGGCCAAGCTGTGGGGCGTCAACAGGCAAGACCCTGCCGCTGTGGCTGAAGCTGTGGGGAAGGACTTCATAGGGCCGGTCAAGCCTACTCCCATCACACTAGATGCAGATGGAAAGCTCGCTTTCAAGAACAGGGACATTGCTGTTGAGGGCCGGGTAGTGGATGGAGAGTTCGTCATCACCTCCGCTGTGAAGGACGCAGAGAGTACCAACAAGAAGACCTTGGGAACGGCCCTGGAAGACATTCTGACGCAGTTAGCTGACCAGGGGCATGAGATTAAGTCCATCCGTGGGGAGGGCTCACAGGCTTTCACAAAGGCCATACTGGACAAGTACGGTGACGCTGTCGGAGTGACCCAAGGGTTGAACGATGCTCAACGGAAAGTCGAAGTCAACATGCTCAAGGTGCCGGGTAAGTACGGGCACACTGTTGCCGATATGGTCAGCAAGCCTGTTGAGATGCCTGTGTTCGAGATGGATGAGAAGGAGCTATACACCAGGGCGGCAAAGGTTGTGCTGGGTGATGAGGGTATTGATAAGGCGTTGATTCAGCGTACCGTCAACATTCAGAATATCAATGCACCTGAGCAAGCAGTGCGTCTTATACAGGAAACAGGTAGAGCCACCGAAGTAGAAGCACAGGTCATGAAGCAGAATGCTGTTGTGAGTGATGAGGCGCAGAAGGTTGCCGCCAACACATTCCTAAGAAAGACTCTTGACCTGCCTGCACAGCTAGCCAAAGACTGGTTCATGATGAAGGACGGGACTAGATTCAGCGCCCGAGTCTTGGGTTACAAGTCGGTAATCACCAATCTATTCGAGTCATGGCAGCAAGAGATTAAGGATGCCCTGGCTTCGAGGGATATTACAGCCGGGCTCAAGGCTATGGAGTCCGGGGCAATACTGGGCAAGGCCCTCTACATGTTCAAGGGCATAGAGAATGAAGTAGGACTTTCCCTGCGCGCCATAGGGATCAACACCAAGGGAATGCGGAATGCTTGGGAGAATCTAACTCCTGATGCTCTGAAGTCCTTGATGGATACCGAGGGAAGTTCGATATGGGGCAAGCTGGAACGGATAGCCAACGTGACCGATCCGGCTGTGCTGGCCCGGCTGGCCCGTGGAGAATCGGAACACAAGTTCCTCAGTGGCCTGCTGGAGTTCCGGCAGAGTGCCCTGTTGGCCAACCCCGGCACCAACGTGGTGAACATCGCAGGGAACGGCTTGGCCTTGACCATGAGCAAGCTGGAGAGGTCCACCGCGCTGGGCTGGGAGTCAGCCAGACACCTTGACCCAGCTATTGCCAAGGAAGTGGTTGCGGACCTCTACGGTGCTACACGTGGGATCATCGAGGCCATACGGTTGCCGTTCAACATCGTGAAGAAGACCAAAGAGACATGGGAGCAGATAGAGCAGCAGCAGGGCTTTGCCATGAAGGTGCGTGCAGCAAAGAAGACCTTCCTGGATGACCCCGAGTTCGGCACTTTCTGGAAGTCCTTGATGACCGGAGATTCGTTCATGGACCCTGCCGGGGCTATGCAAGGCGAGCTTCGCAATGCAGCCATCCCCACTTATCTTGGTGGCCCTGTATGGCGGCTGGCCTTCCGGCTCCCCACAGCGATGGATGAATTGTTCAAGTCCATTGCGTACCATTCGGAGCTTCACGCACTGAGCTACCGTGAGATGAGGATGCACTCCCCCGCCACAGGTGCGCTTGAGTTCCTGCACAAGATGGGCACCAATCCCTCTGAGCAGATCCGGTTACAAGCCCTTCAGAAGATGCAAGAGCTTACCTTCAGCTCACCCTTGGGACCAATGGCCTCTGCCATCGGGCGTGCCATGAACTCTGATACACGGCTGGGGCTGACTACGAAGATCATGTTCTTTCCCTTCTACAAAATCGCCGTGAACCTCGCCAAGTTTGGCATAGACCGCACCCCGTTGCTTGCCATGACCACCAAACGATTCAAGGAAGACGTTGCCGCTGGAGGGATCAGGAGAGCTGAAGCCTTCACCAGGATGGGCACGGGATCGGCCCTGCTGGGCTTAGGTGCCACGCTGTATGCGGCAGGTAGGATCACAGGGGCCGCGCCGAAGGATCAGGCACAGGCTTGGATAAACGCCGGGATACCTGAGTATGCATACAAGTGGAGGGACACCGGGAATAATGAAAGGGATTGGATCAGGTTCAACCGGCTGGACCCCTTGGCCATGTTCCTTGGTATATCCGCCGATGTGGTGGGCACTATCGAAAGACGGATGGTGTCGGAAGACAAACAGGAAGACCTCATCACAGCGGCCACAATGATCCTAAGCAACAACTTGGCCTCTAAGACGTACATGAGAAGTATGTCCGAGATGATGGACGTGCTTTTCAGGTCCGACCGGATGAACCTGGACAAATGGGGCAGGAACCACATAGCCTCATACTTCCCCTTCGCTTCGGGATTTGACGCCTTGCAGCGGGAACGTGATCCGCTGATGCGTGAGCCGGTCGATGCTTGGGATGCGTTTATCACACAGCACATCTCACCGGAAGACCTCCCAGCACGTAGACACAATGTCTATGGCACACCAGTGGAGCGCCATGAGCGCACCTTGACGGCCTTCGACAAGTACCACGAATCGAATGACCCTGTGTTGCAAGAGATGCTCAAGGTAGGTGCCAACGTGGGTGCGCCGACCGAGCACACCAGGATTGCCAACCAACCTATCAAATACACTTCAGCTCAGTTCCAGCGACTCAATGACATCATCAGCACACTACCTATGAGAGAGTCATTGGAGAAGCAAATCAATCATCCGGGCTACAAACAGATAGACGACAGTGAAGCCGGGAAGGAATTGAAATCGCGGATCTTGAAGAGGACCGTTGAGAACATCAGGAGTACGGCAAAGAGAATCCTGATGAAGGAGGATCAGACTATCACAAACGAAGTCAAACAGAAGCTCTTGAAGCAGGCCGATGCTATCCGGGGGATTCACACCGTGGCTCAACCCAAGGCCCAGCTTGAAGAATGGAACACCTTACGCCTTAACGAGGTAGATTGATGAGCTACAACCCCAAGCAGTTCAAAGCCCTTGTCACCAAGATTCTCAAGGCCGTACCCATGGAGAACTTCTATTCCGAAGCTGCTGTATATCTCTTGCTGGGCACGGCTGCACAAGAGTCCACCTTTGGCACCTACCTCAGACAGATCACCGGCCCCGCAAGGGGCTGCTTTCAAATGGAGGGTGCCACATTCAATTGGCTCAAGGAGAAGTACAAGGGCTTAATGCCCGAGCTGGCCCAGTGGGATGCAGATGATATGGAGTGGAACCTCGCTCTTGCTATCATCATGTGCCGATTAAAGTACATGAGTTGTCCCGGAGCCTTACCCACGGAGCTGGTGGGTTGGGCGGCCTACTGGAAGAAGTACTATAACACCCCCTTGGGTGCGGGTACTGAGATGGAATTCATCAGGAACTTTAAACGGTTCGTAACAGTTTAACTTAGGAGTGTTATGGCTTATTCGCATGTGACTTACGTAGGGGATGGATCGACAACAGTATTCGCTGTGCCCTTCCCCTACATTTCCCCGCTGGATGTTGCTGTTACTGTGGCCGGTGCTCCGGTCGAGCCTGCATGGCTCACAGACGCAAGCATATCACTGGTGCCTGCCCCTGTCTCCGGCTCCCTCGTGAAGATTCAGCGCAGGACTTCTCCTGAGACTCGTAAGGTGGAGTTCAACGACAGCTCCAACCTCACTGCCGCCACACTCAACAAGGATTCGCTCCAGGCGTTCTATCTGGCACAGGAGTCAGCGGACGATATTGACAGTGTGGAAGCCGGGATCAGCGGAGAGATCCAGTCCCGTTTGACTGAAGACATCGACATCAGGAACACCATTGCTGAACTCGTGGTTGGCTCTCTGCCTGTCGAAGTTGAGCCGGCGAACAACGCTGTGCCCAGGGCCGGGAGCACCGGAAGACTCAGCCGGAAGTGGTTGGGTGATGTGATCGACATCCGGGACTATGGTGCAGTGTGCAACTCCCTTACGGATGACACCACAGCAATAAGGAACGCCATAACTGGTAATCCAGGTGGGCATATCATCATCACAGGTGTGCCTGTGGTAACCAGTGGGCTCAACTTGTCCGGCTTCGGTGGGACTATCGAATGGTTGGGTGGTGCTTATCTCAAGGCTGGCGCAAACGACTTCAAAGTGTTCTTCAATACTACTAACTCTTGGGGTTGCCGACTGATTGACCTCCGTATAAAGGGCACTGGTACAACTGGTGTCATCGCCGGGGAGTTCTCAAGATTCAATTACAACGGTGCTGCCATCGTCAGACCGTACCTCAGAGATATGCATAGCGGGTTCATCCTCACATCGCTCAACTTTGGACTCTCCATTGAGTATCCATGTATGGTCAATGTGCTGCATCCGATAAAGCTGTTGTACTCCAACTCAGCAGTCATCATTCACCATCCTATTATAGACGGTTACGGAGAGGTGGAAGATGATCCGGCGATTGAGATTACATCAGATGGCAACATAGGGGTCAAGATCCTCGGCGGCTTCATCCAAGCTGGCAAGGTTGGGCTCCGTGATTCGGGAAGAGCCACACAAGTGCTTGGCACCTACTTTGAGAACAACGATGAGGACATCGACCTTGTGAACAGCAAGTTCTTCTCTTCGCTGGGCACGAACCATGCCGCACTTGTCGGTGCATCCGCATACAGACTGCGGAACTCTGATGGCGCACTCATCGTGAATCCGTACATGGGATCGGGTGCCAGATCCACCGGGCTGCTCGACTCCAACGGATCGAACACCAATTGTTCGGTGCAGTACACACGAGGTGCGGCCACAGAGAATGTCCCGCTGGGCGTTACTACCGGGATCAACTTCATCTATCCTGTGACGAGAGGCACCTTTACCCCTGTTGTAGCTGGTACAACATCTGCCGGGGTGGGCACCTATACTGTGCAATGGGGGCGTTACACCCAGGAAGGCAAGAGAGTGACCGCCGAGATGTTCTTGACGTGGACAGCCCACACAGGCACGGGGAACATCTCCGTGACCGGACTGCCCGTTGCAGCGGACTCCGCATTCCTCACCTTCCACCAAGGCCCTGTTGTGTTCTCTGGCGGCCCCTACACCGGCCCCGGCTTAACCTGTTACCTCAATGGAACCGGGAACAACATCACCGTGGCCCAAGTGTCCACTGCCGGTGCGCTGTCCTTCGTGGCGCTGCCTGCTGCTGGATCACTGAAGATCCGTATGGAGTATGATACACCGTGACAAGAGATGATCTAAAGCCGATCATGGTTGAGGCTGTAAGGGAAGCTCTAGCTACACACAGGTGCTTCTGTAACCTGTCGGGGGAGGGTATCTCCCCTGCCACTCATGTGGAGCACCATAGGGAGTGGGGGGAGTTGAAGCAGTCCATAGGCAAAGTGAAAGTCGGAGTTGTGCTTGCTATTTGCACACTGATAACAACTTCCGGTTTGGGAGTACTCTGGCTTGGCTTGAAATACACTTTCGGAGTAGCGAAATGACAAGAGCGGAAAACCTTAGCAAACTGTTTGACACCGTGTGTGACACTCTCTCTGAGAAGTTGCAGAGCGAAGAGTGTACCCCCAATGATGTGAAGAACGCGATTCAGTTCTTGAAGGACAACGGGATAACCGGAGAGCCGCGCAAGGGTACTCCCCTGGATAGGCTGCTGGAAGACCTCCCGTTCAACGAGATAAACCCGCACGTGAGCTAGGTCTACACATGGCACCCCGTTAGAGGCCCTTTACAGAGCTTCTGGCGGGGGCACCTTAGCACCCACCTAATCATATCACCCATCCCCCGTTAGTCCCTCCTGAACCCACACAGAAAGAAAAATATGACGGATACCATGGGTAATCGGGTGAACCCCGAGAATCCCATCCAGATGAACCCGGTTAAAGCCGACTTTCGCAATTTCATGTATTTGGTTTGGAAACACCTCAACCTCCCTGACCCCACACCTGTGCAATACGAGATTGCCTATTACCTTCAGCACGGACCCGACCGACAGATCATAGAGGCGTTCCGGGGTGTGGGTAAGAGCTGGATCACCTCTGCCTTTGTGGTGTGGACCCTCTTGAGAAACCCCAATGCTCAGTTCTTGGTGGTCAGTGCCAGCAAGCAGAGGGCCGATGCGTTCTCGACGTTCACCCTGCGCCTGATCTACGACATGCCCATCTTGCAACACCTCATCCCGAGGACCGACCAGCGCAACAGTAAGATTGCCTTTGACGTTGACGGAGCCAGAGCGGCACATGCCCCCAGCGTGAAGAGTGCCGGTGTGTTCGGCCAGTTGGCGGGCTCCCGCTCCACACACATCATTGCCGATGACGTAGAGATTCCCAACAACTCAGCCACACAGGACATGCGCGACAAGCTGCTCAAGGCCGTGATGGAGTTCGAAGCAATCAAGGTGCCGGAAGGCGGCAGGATCACCTACCTTGGCACTCCTCAGACCGAAGAGTCAATCTATAACAAGCTCAGGGGGAAGGGCTTCCAGTGCTGCATATGGCCTGCCCGAGTCCCGACCGAGGATCAGCTTGGAGTTTATCAAGACTCCCTGGCACCCTCCATCGAGCGGATGACCATGGAAGGCAAGGCAGGGAGAGCAACAGACCCTCGACGGTTCACCGATGTCAAGCTGATGGAGACTGAGGCAAGCATGGGCCGGTCCGGATTCGCCCTTCAGTTCATGTTGGACACAGCGCCCAGTGATGCAGACAAGTACCCCCTCAAGCTCAGTGACCTGATAGTCATGGACCTCAACCCCAAGAAGGCCCCCGCCTTGGTGCAGTACGGCTCAAGTGTCGAGCTGCAAATGAAGGAGCTGGCAAACATCGGGTTCGACGGTGACAGATGGTACAGGCCCCTCTACTCAGACAAAGAGTGGGCCGAGTTCGAAGGCAGCGTGATGGCCATAGATCCATCAGGCCGTGGCGCAGACGAGACTACCTATGCCGTGGTGAAGCAGTTGCACGGTATGCTCTTCCTTACGGCCTTCGGTGGCTTCAAGGGCGGCTACGAGGATCACACACTCTATGCCCTGGCTCAGGTGGCCAAGGACCAGAACGTCAACGAGATTGTCATAGAGTCCAACTTTGGTGACGGTATGTTCTCCCGGTTGTTTCAGCCCGTGCTCAACAAGCTGCACAGGTGTGTGATTAGCGAGAAGTCACACCACACTCAGAAGGAAAAGAGGATCATCGACGTTCTTGAGCCTGTCATGAACCGACACAAGCTGGTAATCGACAGGTCTTGTGTGGTGGAGGATCTGAAGAAGGTAAGTGACAGGTTGACCTTCTCGTTGTTCTACCAGATGACCAGGATCACCAGAGAGCGTGGCGCGCTGAAGCATGATGACTTGATCGACGTGCTCAGTATGGCTGTGGCCTACTGGGTGGAGAGCATGAGCCGTGATGACACCGAGGCACTGAAGAACTGGAAGGAGCAGGCCCTTGAGGATCAGCTCCAGGAATTCGTGGACGGCTGCACTCAGGGGAAGGGGAAGCTAGTCGGACGGCCTGTCAATAAGAATAATTGGTTGTTCGGGATGCAGCGTAAGTAGCTGACTTTCCGCCTTATACTTCGTACCCCCTTAGTTGAGATAAGCCAGGGTAAAGTGTTATGTTATACTGTATGTATAACTCATGTCCAAGATCCATGGTAAAGTGTATGGTACTCACTATAAACCTACACAGATAATCCTACTCTGCGGCGGGATGGGCTGGCAAGAAGTGCGAAAAGTCACACCTCTTGAAAGTCCGTCCTGCCCAACAGGGGATTAACTTTAGACATCCCTCCAGAGGGACATCTAGATTAGCTCCCTGCTCAGGTGTCGGGCTAGGTATTTGGCCAAAAAATCTGAGATGGTATACGCAGGTGTTTAGCGGGTGAGTGTCCCCCGTGGCCCCGCGCACGTAGTACAGCCGCACGTAGTTAAACTTGAACTTAAACAGTACTGTCTTGACTGTTCAAATCATCCATAAAGGCAAGCTCGGGCGCTGGACTGTGCCATAGTATCCACACAAGGCCACATCTAAACCCTTGCCTAGCCTCACTGTGTATCGGATTGACAATCCTATGCTGTGCTCTTGACTGGGTCAGGGCGTGGGCATTGCCCTACCTGAACGTGGTCATGCTGCGCCTTGAGTTCGACAATGGCGAATCTCATAGCCACTCTTGCATTCGATAATGTCGAACGCTTGTGTGTGGTTTGATCTATCGCTTTTCTTTCACCTAACTTTCACCTTTCCCAGGTAACACGACCTAGCCCAGCACCTTGCCATCGACCTAGCCCAGCACCTTGCCATCGACCTAGCCCAGCACCTTACCATCGACCCAGCCAAACACCTCGCCATTACCACACCACCTCTTAAACTCCAGATTATCACCTCGCTAAACCCTTGCCTAGCTTGCCTTTGCAACTATCTTCACCTTGTGTGAAAATAATCCTTGACATTCGTTGGCGCTAACGAGTACAACTGTACCTAACAGGAGGGAAACAGAGTACAGCGGGACGCGAACACAAGTTTAGCCCGCCACACAAAAGAGAATATGGCTGGAATGCTGAGAGTCTAACGACAGGTAGCGTAGCAGACCTAGCAGCACCTAATCAGGGTCAATGGCAAGGTGAGGTGCTCAATGGGGTTAGCGGTAATCGAACCGGGCGAATGCCAGCAAGTTTTCCCTAATTTGATCTTAGAGCCAAGCCAAACGGCTTAGATGTGAGATTAACCTTAGATGAAAGGGGAAACAAGATGATTGACAGGAGTGAAGCCTCGAAGGCGTTAGCGAAGGCTATTGCATACAAGCAATGCGGCAAGGACACAGAAGCCGATGCTTGGGCGATACGGTTAGTCAAACTGCTGGAATGCTCGAATATCCTGAAAGGTGAAAGCAGATGAAATACAAAGTCTGGACAGCAGAAGGCGTGATAGGTTGTCACTCGGCATTGCAGGCCGTGAGGCTAGCTTGCCAGTTGTGTGACAGTAGCGAAACAATGGTTGAAATAAGCCGTTCCAATTCGCTTGTCTTCAAGATTTGGTACACTTCAGAAGGACTGATTAGACTATGACGACACAGCAGGAAACAGCAGCGAAACGGATTGCCGAGCTTTTGGGTTACCTGCAAGACTAGCTTGTAGGTTGCCTTGGAGTTTAACCGTACTGAATCATTGACGTTAACGCTATCATCAACAAAGGGGAAACCATGAAAACCGGACGGACAGACGTGCAGCGCGACAATCGCAAGACACATTGCCTTAACTCCACTCTGATAGGCTATTCATCCATCTGGTTGAATCCAGGCGATACGTTTCTTTACCGTGAGCACCTCGAAGGGGGAAAGGAAAGAATCCGCTTTGGTAGGTGTTACGGAAGGGTCAAACCCTTGGTTAGCTTGGGAGGTGAAAAGACAATATGGCATGTACTAGCTTTGGTAGCTTCGGACAGAATGACAGGCGCTTATGAAAGGTGGATTGAACCTAAAGACGTTATCGAGACTGTACCGGAAAAGTACACTAACCCATTGATACGCTCTTGGTTTGACGAACAGGAGTACTGGAGAGATCAGGACAAGCACTAAGCGTTAAACTTTTGGGTTAGGTCTGACCCGGTATCAGACCTTGCCTTGAATCTTGACTCTACTGCACCAAACACCTAACCAAAGGGGAAACCATGACACCTCAAGAACTGCAACAAAAGCTAATCATTGCGGATAATCGTGCGAAACGTATAACCGATATGATCCGTGAACGTGCAAGAAAAGTTTGTCGTGAGGCTAACCTTGACCCAAACTTACTTGGTATCCATCCGCATAACGCAATGTGTGGCTTTGAGAGTGGTAACCCATGGCCCGAAGTGAATTACCAAAAGTGTAGACTCACCCTTCACTTGCTGCAACGTATGTTTGAACCACATAGAATCTACAACAGATATGCAGAACGGTTAATCAGAGACTTTTACCGATAGGCTAGCTTTTGGGTTACCTACAACATGGCTTGTAGGTTGCCTTGAACCTTGACTCTACTGCACCTAACACACACACAAAGGGGAAGTCATGAAAGCTATTCAGACGAAGTACCACGGCGCAACGAATTACCGTGGGTCAAGAATCATTGCCACAGCAGACGATAACCCACGCCTAACCCAGCCCTACAACAGGGAAGGCGAAGCCACAGAGGAAGACGTTCACAGACGTGCCGCTTATGCTTTACGGGATAAGCTAGGCTGGAAAGGTGAGCTTGTAGGGGGATGGAAAAAGGACAGTTACTATTGGGTTTTTGTGTAGCTTAGCTTTTGGGTTAGGTCTGACCCGGTTTCAGACCTTGCCTTGAACCTAACCTAACACCTAAAGGGGAAACCATGACAACGGAAGAACTACGCAAGGCCATAGAGGAAACCGTTCTTTATCACGAGGTAGAGTACCGGATTTACGAAAAGGTGATCCAGGTACTTACGCCTATGGTAGGCAAGCCGATTACCAAGAGACTCGCCACAGCAGTTCAAAGGGAAAAACGGCTGGATTGTCATTCCCGTGGAGAACAAACCGCCGATCGAATGCACGAACGAAATGAGAAACGAACTTGAGCTTTACGAGTTTGTCAATGATCCACCACAGAATTACTTTTTGTATATCAATGAGGAGCGCGATCAAGCTACCACGTGGATGGGTGGGGTTTTAGGTACAGTGTACCTTGGGAGGTCGTATAGGTCCAATTGGGGCGACTGGCGCGTGCCTGTGTGGGTCAAGGGGATCAACGGACAGTTTTATCAGGGAACGTATTACCCTGACTCCGGGAATTACGCACGGGTTAAGGCTACCAAGAATAAGCCTAGATGGGACATACGCTGTCATTTTTAGAGGAGGTTTAACCATGGAAGGTCGTAGCGTGTTAACACTCACGGAAAAAGAGGAAATATTGAAAGCTGTTGACCGAGCCCAGCGGGCTACTGAAAAGCTGAATACACTGTGTAGGAAGAGAGGCGTTAGAGAAGTTATGGCCACCTTCGCGGAAACCAGACGGGACGCTAGGATACTCTACCAAGCGGGATACAGGGAGGTTTAACACGTTGCGGTGGCCGTGGGCTTGCTTGCGGCTTCCCCTGTGTGCTAAACTGTAAAGAGGTCCAAACGCTTGACCTTTACCCGGTCCCTCGCTGGAGGGACTCACGAAAGGGTCAACAGGGTATGCTTTTTGCTTTACCGCAACTCAGAAATGGAGGGGTCACTTTTTGGCTTGCGCTAACGTAGCAGTCCAGGTAGAAATGAGGTGAATCAATGGTTTTGCAGTTTGAAGGGCTAGAGGTTGAAGTAGTGGCGGGGGACTTCGTGTATCTTCGGGTTAACGGATCTGATGGTCATGTTTTATGGGAGGATTTGCCATCAGAAGCGAGGGGAAAATTATGTGCCGAATTGAAACACTTAAAAGAGTTCTTCGAGTATTGCGGGGCGCTCATGAAGAAATGCCCGTGAGACAAATTGAATTACTCCTTTCAATCTCCCCGACCGGGGGCACATCAGGGCCGGACCTTGAGCTTACAACCGGGCTGTCGAGTAGCGCGGTTTACCGGCTGGGCAAGTCTCTGATAGACAAAGAGCTTGTTGTTCAGCAGCCGGATCACATCAATGCTAAAGCCAAGCGCCTCTTTTTGTCGAGCAAAGGTAAGACTGTGGTTGAGGAGGTTTACACCATTCTGAAGGAGGATTGATATGACCTTAGTGGCCGTTCCGGGTTCACAGTACTGGCATTGTGATATTTTGGTGGGTGGTGACCGTGTCAAAAAGTCAACCAAAGTTAAACGACCCCCTGACAGTGCGGGGAAACGGGCGGCCACTGAGGCTCGCAAGGCCGCTCTGGCAGTTGAGGAGGAGTACAGGCAAGACAAGATCAAAGAGCAGCGGGAGGCCGCCAGGAGGGAAGCTGCCGGTTTTACGGAAGACATCCTTCTCAGCGCTGCCGTCAAGCGGATGTATAACACTCGCTGGCATGAGAAGGCCGATGGGGAGGCCATGCGTAAAAAAATGGAGTGGGTTGTTTCCCAAGTGGGCGACCCCATGCTTTCCAAAGTCAACGAGGAGTTTGTTGACAAGATGGTTGAAAAGCTGCGCTCATGTGGCAGGCAACCCGCAACCATCAACAGGTACAAGGCGCACCTGCGGATTATCATGAGGCACGCTGTGCTCAAGTGGCGAGTGCCTGCGAGAATCCCCAGCATGGATATGTCCGACGAAACGGAAGGCCGGATGTTTGTGCTCACAGAGGATCAAGAGGCGAAGTTGACACTTACTCTCAGGGCCGCGCCGGTTGCTGAGACTCAGGGTAGACAGTACGCCGAGTATCCCGGTTACGCTGATTTATTTGAGGTGTTGGTTGACACCGGTCTACGCCTTGGGGAAGCCCGGCAGATTACCTTTTCCCGGCACATTGACCTTGAGGTGGGGGAAATCCGGCTTGATGGGGTGATGTGCAAGAGTGGCAAGGGGCGCGTCATTCCCATGACCAACAGAGTGAAAAACATTCTCACAGAGCGGAAGGCACTGGGTGTGGATCTGGCTTTCCCGTGGTCCCACTCCCGAGTTGAGCAGGTGTGGAACGGACTGGTACGCAAGAGGATGAACATTGCTGACCCGGAGTTCTGCATACACTGTCTGCGGCACACTTTTGCCTCCCGGTTGGTCAGGAAGGGTGTTGACCTGTACGTGGTCAAAAAGCTCATGGGTCATGCCAGCATCAGCACAACGGAACGGTATGCCAAATTGCAGACTGCGAACCTCGCTGACGCTGTAAAACTGCTGTGAAAACTAGGGGGAATAGTGTGGGAAAACGAGCCTGTTTTTCACACCAGATGCAACGCAAGTGGTTGATATTCTTAAAGAGCATCGGACTCCAAATCCGAGGGTTGGGGGTTCGAATCCCTCCTGGCCTGCCAAAGAAAATCAAGTAGTTAGCCCGCCTCTTTGACCATCCGAGGGGCGGGTTTTTTCGTCCTAGTGTGAAAAATGGTGGGGGTACGGCACCCCCTTAGTTGAAGTCCTCCAGGGGTAAAGTGTTATGTTATACTGTATGTTAAACTGTATGGTACAGTTTATGTCCAAGATCCATTACACTATAATATTATCCTCTTATACCATCCCCTAGACTATCCCATTCTGTCAGATAACCTTACACAATCCTGAAAAGAATGGCTGTACGCAGCACTCTATGACTGGCTAGTGGGGGAGTACCACCCCCTTAGTCGGATACTCCAGAAACTTTGTCGCTTGATTGTTGGTGGCGCTAACGAAGGGAGAGAATCAGCACTATGTCTCAAGACAAGCTACTCCGTAAACAACTCTGTATGGAAGCTAGCGCAGCATTGGAAGGTAAGATGGATTATGAGGCCGCTTTATTCTCAGGCAGGCCCCTCCCACCTCACTTCGGTCTGCTCAAGATGGGCTTGCAACCGTTTGCCGAAGCCATAGCCTTAGAGCAAATGCCCTCAAGGGGAGGACACGCCGGGCAGAGGACCAAAAAGCTGTTTCGCTGTTTCACACCCTCAGACCTAGCCTATGTCGCACTTTGGACCATGGTAACAGAGGTGCAGAGTGAACGCTCTGTGGCCTCCACAAGCGTCCTGCTGGGCACTGTGGCCAAGGATCATTTTGAGTACATGCGTTTCCTTGAGCAGAACCCTAAGCTCCTCAAAACGGTTGAGAGTGGCCTTAAAACCAAGCACGCTGGACACCGGCACACGGTTATTCTCAGAGCCAAGCGCAAGTATGACATCCCTGACGTTGCGTGGGATCATGAAGACCTCAAAGCGTTTGGTCTTCGGTTGATCCACCTGTTAATCGAGAGCACAGGCCAGTTTGAAATCAGTTTCTCTCAGGATTCCGTGGGGAAGATGAAGAAGCTCAAAACTGTTGAGCCCTCACAGGAAACCCGGCGATACATGGAGAGGAGCAACAAGCGGTGCGTTTTAGTGTCAGCCAAGTACCTGCCCTGCTGCATCCCGCCGAAGCCTTGGACCAAACCCCGTGGTTGTGGTTTTTATTCTGGTGTGGGTGCCCACAATCTTAAGCTGGTTAAAACTAGGCACGACAAGGTTATAGACCTCATGAGCTTGTGTGACTGGAACAAGATTTTCAAAGGGCTCAACGCTCTGCAAGAGACTGCGTGGAAAATCAACAAGCCGGTCCTTGAGGTGGTCGATGAGGTTTGGGACCACACCAACGGGTTGGGAATCATGGACAAGGTAGAGGCGATTGTGTTTCCGCCTAAGCCGTGGTCCACCGATGAAGAGTGGAAGTTTTACAAAAAGGATCACCCCGAAGCATACCTAAAGTGGTGCCGGGAAACCACAGAGGCACACGACTTGGAAGCCACCACTGGGGCACACGCTAAATTCGCCGCTCAGGCCATAGGCAGAGCCCGGCAGTTCAAGGATGAGGAGAAGTTTTATTTTGTCTGGACCTGTGACTATCGAGGGAGAGTGTACCCTATTCAACTGTACCTCACTCCCCAAGGTGACGACCTGTGCAAGGGCTTGCTTCAGTTCGCCGATGGTGTAGCACTCGGTGAGGACGGGGCGGACTGGCTGGCGATCCATGGGGCGAACTGTTTTGGCGAGGACAAGGTTAGCCTTGCTGACAGGATACGATGGGTCACGGACCACGCCGAAGAAATAGATGACTCAGCCACTAATCCGCTGGACGGTGAACGGTTCTGGCTCCAGGCTGATGATCCGTGGATGTTCCTTGCGTTCTGCTTTGAGTGGGCTCAACTCCGCGACCACTGCGCCGGGGGTAATCCCGAGTCTACCTTTGTATCACACCTCCCCATAGGGGTTGATGGCTCATGCAATGGCCTCCAGCACCTGTCGGCTATGGTCCGGGATGAAGAGGGAGGGGCCGCTGTCAATCTAGTACCTCAACCTCGACCAAATGATATTTATTCACAGGTGTGCCGTGGGCTTATCGACCTAGTCTCTCTGGATCTGGACTCGAAGTTTGAGCAGATCATCAAGGACAAGGAGGGAGAGGAGAAGTGCCGGATTCACCATGGTCAGATGGCCCTGCTGTGGCAAGGAAAAATTGACCGGAAGTTGGTCAAACCGGGCGTCATGACCACGCCATACGGTAGCACCTCCTATGGTAAGCGTCTGCAAATCATGGAGAGGCTCAAGAAGTTGGGTGGCGACTACCTAGCCATAGACAAGAAACAGCAATGGCAACCTGCTCTATACTTAAGCAAGAAACTTGAGCAGGTAATAGACCAAGCCGTTTCCGCTGCATCTCTGGTCATGGAATTCTTCAAGAAGATTGCCAAGCTCTTCAGCCAAGCTGGTTTGAACGTCATTACTTGGGTTAGTCCTTCTGGATTTCTCTCCGTGCAGCACTATGTGCAATCGGAGACTGTCAAGGTTTATACACTGTGGGGTAAACAGAAAATTCGGGTGAGCTACTACAAGGATACCGATGTGGCTGATGGCAGCAAGGCAAGCGCGGGGATCAGTCCCAATGTGGTTCACTCCTTCGATGCTGCACACCTCATCAACTCTGTATGTGCCGCCAAGGATCAGGGTGTCAACGACTTCGCCATGGTCCATGACTCCTATGGATGCCACGCCGGGCACATGTCCATCTTGAGTGACGTGCTGCGACAGGAGTTCGTCAAGATTTACAGTGGTAATGTATTGGAGGATCTAGCGGCACAACTCAAGGCCCAGCTCCCTGAAGAGCAGCAGGCTGAGTTCCCCGCCGTGCCTCCTATGGGAAACTTGGATCTCAGCGGAGTGCTGAAGTCTAGCTATTTCTTTGCCTAATCATTGTCGTTAACGCCAACAACAAGGAGCACCAAAATGACCGACAACAAGTACAACCCCACGTCCCGCACCACCCCCGCATGGCTCATCTGCCACGCCAGAGGACTCGGCCAGCGAAAGGCCCTCGTGTATCCCCAGCCCGGCAAACACCTGACCACGGTGGATCGCCAGAAAGCCTACACGGTTCATCCTGATGGTTCACTGAGAAGGGGGTTCTGATGAGAGTGCTGGTTGCCTGTGAGTATTCCGGGACAGTTCGGGACGCATTCCTAGCGGTGGGGCACTACGCGATGAGCTGTGACCTACTCCCCACGGATCAACCCGGCCCCCATGTCCAAGGGGATGTCTTGCCCTTGCTTGAGGAAGAGTGGGACTTGATGATTGCTCACCCACCCTGCACCTATTTGTGCAGCTCCGGGTTGCACTGGAACAAGAGGCTGGCCGAGAGGGCCGAGCTGACAGCCAAGGCTCTGGAGTTCGTCAAGCTGTTGCTCTCCGCGCCTATCCCCCGGATAGCTCTTGAGAATCCCATGGGGTGTATCTCAACACGTATCCGGCAGCCCGACCAGTACATCCAGCCTTGGCAGTTCGGCCACGATGCCAGCAAGAAAACAGGTTTGTGGCTGAAGAACCTCCCCCTGTTGAGGCCCACCCGAATAGTTCACCCCCGGATGGTCAACGGCAAACCCCGGTGGAGCAATCAGACCGACTCAGGACAGAACAAACTTCCTCCCTCGAAGGACCGATGGAAGATCCGAAGCGCAACCTACCCCGGCATTGCCAAGGCTATGGCCGAGCAATGGGGCAACCTATAAGGAGAACTCAGGATGACCAGACAGGAACTCCTAGCGTGTTGCTACAAGTTCTTTCGTGATGACAAGCAATTGCCTGTGACGCTCTATGTGAAGCTCCAGATGAACGGAATTGACCCCGAGAAACTCTATGAGAGATGGGAGGAACAGAGAAGATGAAACTGTGTAAAGACTGTAAACACAAAGAAGTTGAAGTCAGTAAGGAACCCTGTAATCAGTGTCACTCCTATTTCACACATAACCGCAAGCATTTGAAGTGGGAGGCCAAGACTGTAACTATGTCCTACCTCGACCAAGGTTGCCCTAACTGTCTTCATGAGGGGGTGGGTATGGATGATGAGCCG